AGGTGGTCAAGAAGTGTCTAAAATAGATACGGGATTCATCAATAGTGCACACGGTGCTCTTTATAACACTACACAAGCTAAAGCTTCTGCGTGGGCCAGTTGCGACGATAAAGGTGAAAACTCGTCGGACCATTCCTACGTTATTCCATTCTTCTTCAGTGAAGATTGGACCAAATCTTTACCCCTCGTCGGTCTCCAATACCACCAGGTTGAAATCAGAATCAAGTGTAGAAACGGTACATTTACACCAGGGTCTACACCAAAGGTATATGGTTCATACATCTTCCTCGACACAGAAGAAAGAGAATTCTTTGCTAAAACAGAACACGAAATTCTTATCACACAGACACAGTTTCAACCAATGACCGGTACGGAAAAAACCATCGATCTTACGTACTTTAACCACCCCGTTAAAGCCGTACACATTGCCGCATTTGGTACTGATTCTACGTATATATTTGGTACAAATGGTACTGCGTCCATGTTTATTAACGGTACACCACTCTTCGAAAACATGTCACTCGAATATCACCGCAACGTTGTTCCAACCAGACATTGTTCGTATTTCCCACCAGGTGCTAAAGAAGAACCAATTGCGACGTGGCCATTTTCGCTCACAATGGACAAGTCTCAACCAACTGGTACATTGAACTTTTCGAGAATTGATAATGCTAAAATTACGATCAGTGATCCAGATGTGTCTAATGCACACTTTGTTCGTGCGTATGCAGTCAACTATAACATTCTCAGAATTAAGAATGGTATGGGTGGTGTTGCATTCGGAAACTAAACAATTATTAAATTTTATAATTCACCAGAGGAACCAAATCCTCTGTTAGCACGCATAGTCTTTTGTAAATCAGTCACTTCTTGAATAAGGGGTGTTAAACACTTTTCTAAAATTAACTGAGCAATTCTCTCCCCCGATTTAATTTCGAACGGAACAGATCCGAGATTAAATAGGCAGACTTTTAATTCGCCCGTATAGTCAGGGTCAATCACACCCGCACCTACATGAATACCGTAACGTACAGTTAAACCCGAACGTGGTGCAATTCTACCGTAGCACCCCAATGGAATTGTTGCACATATACCCGTACTCACAATATCTCTAGAACCAGGTTGAATAACTGTATCGTGTAAACTATATAAATCGTAACCAACTGATCCCGGTGATGCGCGCGTTGGTAAAGTCGCGTCAAGTGTTAATCTTTTAATTTGAAGTGTTGTTTCTTCGGAAGTCATTTTACTAAATATATACGTATTTCTTTATCTCATTAAAATAAATTAGTATAAAAACATAACACGTTTGATTGTAAATGAGTCTCAAGATTATAATGGGAAATATGTTTTCTGGTAAAACGTCAGAACTTGTTAGGCGTTTAAAAAGGTATCAGGTTATAGGTAAAAATATTCTTGTCATAAACTCAAGCAAAGACACTCGGTGTTTGGAACAAGTATTACGAACACATGATAACATCAAATTTAATTGTGTAAAAACGAACGACTTGGCACGGCTTAATTACGATAAAGTAGACGTTATAGCCATAGACGAAGCGCAGTTTTTTATTGGTCTAAAAGTTTTTGTCAAAAGGGCAATCGGAAATGGTAAAACTATATTATTGACAGGTTTAGATGGTGATTATAAACAGGAGAAAATAGGTGAAATTTTAGATTGTATACCTCTAGCCGATAAAGTTTTCAAATTGTCAGCTATGTGTATGAAATGTATGGATGGTACACACGGGCCATTCACAAAGCGTCTAGTTGATAATAACCAGACGGAACTTATAGGTGGTAAAGAAATGTACATGGCTGTTTGTAGAAAACATTTATAATTATATTTTCTCAGTGTATATTAAATGAATCCAACAGTTTCAGTAAAAGATCCATCTTTAACAGATACACAAATCGGTTTATTAGCCATACCAACTATAACAGTTTTTACAATTGCTACTCTTATTCTATTGAGCAAGAATTTGCGAAAAAGTCCAGGTGTTTATATTTCTCTATTTATCTCATGTGTACATCTGTACCATCATTACACGCTTGTACGTTTACAAAACAAGTATTAGATATATAAAGTAATAAAGTGTATCTTATATAAATATGTTTATGATTGAAGAACCTTATGGTATAACACAATTCCAGGCCTGGATAATATCACTTACATTAGGAATAGTATTGATTAGACGTAAACGACGCGGTGAAAATTATATTCAGTAATTATATATGCGTGTTCGTTTAAAAAAAAGTCCACGTTTTGATAAAAAGTTTAGAGTTACTTTTGAAAATGGAAAAATAGTTGATTTTGGGGCAAGAGGGTACTCAGACTATACATTACATAAAAACCCATTACGCATGCGTTCATACGTAACGCGACACGGTGGGTTTGTTCCTCATATGATACAAAAACAAACTGATCTTAAACTGGTTCATAAAAACATGCTCGATGTAACTCGGAGTGATAAAGAAAACTGGACAAAAACAGGTTTTTTTACTGCAGGATTTTGGTCGAGATGGCTTTTATGGAGTCACCCAGAACTCGAAGGTGCAAAAAAGATTATATCTAAGAAGTTTGGTTTATCTTTTCTTTAAGACCACGGCGTTTAAGGTCTGCTTTTAAAGCAGTCATTAAATTTGCGCGTGGATCTCTTTTAGTTGGGACCGGTGGTGGAGGTGGTGCGCGTGGAACTGGTGGTGCACGTGTAACGGGTTGAGAAACTCTACGGGCACGCGGAACAGTTGGTTCCGTTGTTTGTAAAAGTGATTTACACGTTCGTATAAGTTTTTTTGAATTTCGAACCTGAATTTCCAAAGCTGGTGGACGCCGTCTTTGAATTTTCATCTTAAGTTCTTTTTCACTCAGAGGAAGACGTTTACCCCTAATTTTTTTAGTCACGCGAAGACCAAGACGTTTTGCTTCGTCTTTTAACAAATCAATCTTCATTTATATTACTCATTATTTTTTATTTGATAAATATAAATGGATAGGTTAACTCAACTTTTTTTTATATGTTTTCTGTCTTCTATTTTAACATGTGTTGATAGTTTCATAACAATGACAGTACCTAATAAGGTTTCAAATGTTACTAAGACGATATCATCTTTATCAAATAGTATGTTATGTTTAGCGTGTTTGTATATATTACTTATCGGTCGATAATCAAAAGAAATTATCTGTTCTGTACATCTTAGCCTGAAACGAACCCGATTGTCCTAAAACCGAAACGGATTCATTACCATAAAATTCGGGGCATCCAATATCTTCCATACAATCACGCGCGTCGTGTGTAATTGGAAGTGAATACATTTGATCACCAGGCGTTGTAGTATAATAATGGTATCTATCACGTCTACCCCGAACTTCTTTACCATATAAGGGTAAAGTTTCGTCATCATTACCAACTAATATTCCCATTTGTTGAACATGTCCTGGTTTATATTCTTTTATAGGTGGTTCGCGATATTCTTTTTCTGTAGGAATTCTTACCGGTACTCTAACTGGAACAGCAACTCTAACTGGGATCTTTTCTTGTTTTTTTATAATTATAGGATTATATAATTGATATGCAATAATAGCAATAAGTACCGTTATAGTAAAAAATAAAAGTTTACTTTTTGTCTTATTCTTCATTTATATACACCAATATTATATTATTTCAAAATACGTTTTTTCAATTCTTGAAGTGGGCTCAAGTCAACTCTATTTAATCTAAATTGTACAAGTAACCATAAAAAGAATAAAAGACTTTTCAATAAATTGTTAGCTGCATTATCGTCCATTTTGTAGATAGGTCCAACAACGCGTCCAAAAAAAGTTTCTTCTTTTTTATTACCCGTAACAACCATTTCCATTTGTGTTAATGCACACGTATCATCATTGACTGACCAGTGAAAGAATATGAATGGTACTAAAATCGAATAAAATTCGAGATTTTGTTTATTTTTCATAAAAGGAACAACAAGCATTGTTATGAAAAAAAGTAAATGAATGAAGAATATAATATTCATCTCTATTAGTATGAACGAAGAAAAGAAATTACCCAAAATATGGCATCCTCAACAGGAAAAAATACTTAAGTCCTGGGGAGAAGCTGCTGCATGTTATAGGTACATGCACTACCAAGCATATTGTTCATTCAAAAATTTAAGTATGAAGTTTACAATACCATTGATTATTGTGAGTACTATTACGGGTACTGCTAACTTTGCACAAGAGACTTTCCCGCCCACAGTACAACCATTCGTACCATCGGCAATTGGTGGACTTAATCTTATTACAGCGATCGCGACAACTATAATGCAATTTCTTAAAATTAATGAATTAATGGAAGGTCATAGAGTTGCTTCTGTACAATACGGTAAAATTTCTCGAACAATTCGTCTCGAATTAACGTTACCACTTTCAGAAAGAACATTAAATGGAACTGTTATGATTGAAAATATGCGAGCGGAATATGATCGTTTAATAGAACAGTCTCCAAATGTACCCAAAAAAATGATAGACGCATTCGAGCGTGAGTTTCCTGATGATAATGCATTCTTCAAACCTGAGATTATGCATATACAGCCTATAATACCATTCAAAGCTATAGCTGAAAATACAATTATTACTAAATTGAAAGACGCTGTAGGTGGTGCTGCAAAAAGAGAACTTAAAAAAGAACTCGAAGATATACGTGGTAATATTCAGACGGCTAAAAAAACGATAAAATCTGATATAGAAGGGAAACAACAACGTGTTAACGAAATTGCTGATCTAAAAGATAAAGGCCTCGTGAGTCTCAAAGGTGATCTCATGAAAGAAATACGACGTAGAACTGAACTTATGGAAGTTGTTACGGAAATACCAAAAGAAGAGGGAGAGGGAGAAGAAGACCAACCAGACATATCTAAATAATTAGAGAAATGCGATTCGATAAATAAGCAATCATGACAAAAATGGATAAGTTAAAGATACCAAAACATAATATGTAAGGAGCAACTTTTCTTTTTAAAGGATCTACTATACGTTTTTGAAGAATATCGTTATCCAAAAAAATATCTAAAGCTTGATTAGCGAGATCATTTTCGTCACCTGACATGGATTCCTTTGTTATTATAAAAAAAGAAAAAAAGATAAAAGAATTATCGATTCATGATAAAGAAATACTATTGTTGAAAAAATGTATAGAATCTGGTAAAAATGTATTTTTATGCGGTTCGGCGGGTTACGGTAAAAGTTTTATAATTAAACAGGTCTTTGACGAATGTAATAGTATTGAAATATGGGATGATCCTCTTCAGAAAAAGGATATATTTATGGATACAATAAAAAACTCAAATATGTATACGTATATAGAAGATTATGAAAATGATGCGTATAAATATAAATATATAGTCGAAGACGTTTCTAATGGTATAAGTATAACTAAAAAACCACTTGTAGTAACATCAAAAAGTATTCATTTTGTAGATAACTTTACTACAATTATAATACCAAGGGCAAAACCCGAAGAAATTATGAAGATAAAACCAAATCATGCCAACTCCTCGTTAGCCGCAAACAAGTGTTTGGGTAATATATACAATTTCTTTAGTTATTTAGATTTTCCATACGATAAGGATATATTTCAAACATCCAAGGATCAATTGGTAGATATTTTATGTAACGGACACGATATAAATATATGCGATACTTTTACGGAACATGGACACATGTGGTCACTTATTCAAGAAAATTATATAGATTGTGTCGATGATAATATGGATAAAATAACACGAGCACTTTCATTAGCAGATCTTTACGATTCAGAATTGTATAAAGGAGATTGGGATATCATGCCTTTATTTGTACTAAACGCCATAAAAATACCTAAAATGTATTTTACGAAAAAAATGGATATGAAAAATATTAGACCGGGTAGGTTTTGGACAAAATTTGGTAATCAGAGAATGCGTGAACAGAAAATAAGAAGTATACAGGTACGTTCAAGATCTAATTTCAAACACCAAGAGTTTATGTTATTTAGAATGTATGCACAAAAAGGTGATATTTCTAAATTTATAGAATATAATCTGATACCCCAAGACTTCGATGTAATGAATCATTTAGCAATACAAAATAAACTTAAACAACGCGAAGTTACAAAAATAAAAAAGTTGATTAAAGAAGAAATTATAGAATAATTCAAATATAATGTCTACAACCACTAACACGGATGAGGATGAATTTAAAATCACACGTGTTATCGGTAATGAAATATTATACTACGGTGAAATCACGAACGAGGATATTCTCGAATTTATAGAAGAGTTTAAGAAACTCGAAATTAAACTTCTTAAACAAAAGGCGGAACTTATGGGGTATGAACCCGTTATTCGGATACATATATGTAGCGGAGGCGGTGACTTATTCGCGGGTCTGAGTGCAATGAACATCCTCGAAAAATCACGCGTTAAGGTTATCACGATCGCACAAGGTGAGTGCTGTTCAGCAGCAACGTTCCTTCTTTTGGGTGGACACGAACGTCTTATCGGTAA